CTAGGTCGATATAGTAAGACCTGTTATGTGGCGTTGTTTTATACCCTGCCTTCGCTGGGATGAACTCACCGTCATTGGCTTGTCGGTGTTGGGTATGGATAAGCACAGCGTCGTAGAATAGTTCGTGGTTGCGCAGCACCTCTAGGAATAGACCTCCATTGAAGTTCACCTCGACAAGAACCCTTGTGTTGTCTATAAGCCCCACCCCGCACTTAAACAAGTCGAAGGTGATATACCTAGCGACAATCGCACTGCATTTCTCGTTGGTGGTGTTGTCCATATATATTCCCACCTGAACCATCCTAAAACAATCCCTCTCGTCTCGTATCACCCTCCTAGGGTTCCTCAGCTGTGCCTCGGAGAGGGGGAGAATCTTAAAGATGTTGATGACATTGTAGTCGGATGAGACCTTGCTTCCCTCGGAGACGGGCGTTCCCTGTGCAGTATCCACAGAGAGGATAAACGCATCACGCTCGTAATCAATCATCGTAGGGTCGAAGTCTGGATGCCAGAGGAGCTTCTCGTTCAGGTCCTTCCTTAGATT